TTCGTCAGCGTTTCCCCAGTCGACGCCAAGGCGAGTGACCGAGTGCTAGTGGACTGTCACTATGATTCACCTTTGAAGTTAATCGAGGGACCGAGTAAGTTCGTCAGAGTCATTCTGGCACTGAATGACAACTCGACCGTTTTCACACAGGTCGGTGACAAGACCAGCAAGTTGACGACCGGCGACTTCAACGTCATCGAATATAACAGGGATTACCACTGTGTCCGTGGAACCATCCCAAATGATAAGACCCGCCTCATGCTGAAAATACACTTCATTGTGATTCCCAAAGGAACTCCAGAAATTTTCAATCGATGGCTTATATTCATCAATTGGTTGTGGGCCAAAGTTTCACGCCTTTTCATGAATTTCTCACGAAGTCCATCCAATCCTCTGGAATATCTGATCGCATATCTTATTCGAATTGTAACATTCGTCTATGCAAAGATATGGTATTTCATGGCTCTGTTTATCGTTGCGTGGTATTTAAAGAAAAGGTTCTATAAGTAAATACCAAAAACATGAATACCTTAGTTGTTCAGAAGATGCATTCTGATGCTATTTTACCGACCCGGGGCACAGAACTTTCCGCGGGCTACGATCTCTATGCCTGCTCGGACTGTGTGGTCCACGAGGGGAAGCGTTTCGTGGTCCCCACGGGGATTCGCGTGAAGATTCCAGAGGGATGCTATGCACGCATCGCCAGTCGCTCGGGTCTGACCGTAAAGCATGGCATCGAAGTGGGTGCCGGGGTCATCGACCGGGACTACGAGGGTGAACTCAGGGTCGTTCTGTTCAACCACGGAAACCGACCGTTTCATATTAAGCAGGGTTATCGCATCGCTCAGTTGATCATGGAACGTTATGAGCATTGTGACCTTGTTGAGAACTCCGAACTGTATCCACAAATTCCCATTCAGGATCCTCCGGTGGCTCCTGAACCTTCAGAACTACCAGATCCTCAGTTAGCAGCCAGGGGGGTAGCGGGCTTCGGTTCCACTGGGGTTTAATTAAAGAATAGGATATCCTGTACCATATCAATTCGCCAGATGTCTTTGGTACCGAATAAACACCGTCTCTGTGCGAGAAATACCCAACTTAAGAAAACAAACCTTCTTCTGGATGACATTGTGAAAAGACACATTGAAAATCAGTTGTATGAAGAAAATGTATTGGATATTGTATTGGTTAACAATAGTTTGATTGAGGTTGAACAGTTGAAATCGCGAATGAATCTAAAAGTCATGGATAATGAATTAGTTGTTGACACATTATCTAGCAATTCCGACGAGGCTAATTATATCAGTGTAGAAAAATATTTGTTAGATCTGTTTATTAAACCTAAAAATATTTTGATTGCTTGTAGTCATAAAAAAAGATTTAATGATGTTTTTACTATTGTTGAGTATATCCACAAACTTTCTAATAATAATCAAAAAAGAATACATATAACTTTTGACGAAGCCGATAAGAATATATCACTCATAAAATGGTTTCTGAAAAAATCAAAGAAGTACATCAACACGCCTATAATCACTGGTATACTTTATGTTACTGCAACTCCACTTGGGAACTTCTGGCCAATATTGAATAAAGAAGGTATTTTAACACTCACGCCCATGGCTGATAAGAAACAATACATAATAGATTGTGAAAATTACATGTCACCCAAGGATCATGATATTATTTTTCAAGAAGTTTCAGAAAACGTTAACGATCCCTTTGAATTCATATTGCAAGCTTACAATAACAAACACATAGACGAAAGCAGAAGAGTAGTAGTATTTGCTCCGGGCAAGGTAAATATGGATAGCCATGATGATATTAAGGGATTTTTCATAGGAAGAGGCTATTCCGTTCTTGTGTTAAATTCAGCAAACAAAGGTTTCTTTTATCCAGATGGTAGAGGTTATGAAGACATTCAGGAATTCAAAGATAAATACAATATCAAAGGCGAACTTTATGACTTACTAAAAAAATGGTATGAAGTGAACGATCTGAACCTTGCCATAACAGGGCGGTTAAATCTTGAACGAGGAATCACATTTAACACAGAAGGTTTTAATTTTACACATGCTATTATTTTCCCAATTGCGAAAACAAACGATGAAATTCAAATAATGGGTCGTTGTTGTGGTGATAAACAACATATAAAAAAAATGAAAATAATTTGTACAGAAAAAACATTTGAAAACGCTAGAAAATACCACGAAATGATGAGTTCAGAAATATGCTCAAAGGATCATGATTCGCTTAATGGTTCTGACTTTATTATTAATTCTGATAGTACTATTCCAGTCAAAATGATTATAAACAATGATGAATTGTTGGAAAATATTAGAGAAAAAATAAATGTGTCAAAACTTAGTACTAGTATTAAAACAACTATTCATGAATTAATATTGAATGGCATCCAAAGTGGAGATGTAACGATAGAAGATAGGAATAATACAAAAAAATTCGTCATTAACACGCGTGTTCTCAAAACAGTTAGAAAATACAAAGAAGGAAATAATAAAAATGCAAACCGTATAAAAAAGTTCTCAGATGCATTTAATGATTATAAACATTCGTCACAAACTGGAGACAAAACTTCATATTCAATTGATTTTGCACTTGATGAATTCACAAACGGGGATTTTTTTAATCCAACCAAGGTGGCGTGGATTACATTCAGGAACTGATCTTTTCATTTAAACAAAAAAACACTATATTAGTTAAATGACTTTCTTTCCGGCTCTTTATGGCAAGGATGCCAAAGGAAAGACTCGCATTTGGCAAGTCGAGGTCGTCAATGGAATGATTAGACGAACCACAGGTCTTATCGAGGGTAAGAGATCTGTGACGGAACGCCCTCCCGATGCCAAACGCAAGACTCCCATCGAGGAGCAAGCCGCACAGATGTGGCGAAAACAGGTCAAGTTGGGGTACATGGACAACATTCAACTGAGATCTGAAGTAGTGCTCAGACCCATGCTGCTCTATTCTTTCAGCGAGAGGTCCTATGGAATCGACGGGGACATTCGCTTCCAACCCAAGTTGGATGGTGTCAGGATGCTTGCTGGATTCTCGGGTGGAGGTCTCTTGCTCCAGTCAAGGAATGAACAGAGGATTGAACATTTGACCCACCTGGAAAAGGCACTGGAAGGAAAGTTGGAAGAGGGTGAGTTCCTGGATGGTGAACTCTTTTGCAAGGACTTGGACTTCGAACAGATCACAAGCGCCGCTCGTGGTTCCGAAAGTCCTTACGCACCCAAGTTGGAGTTTCACTGCTTCGACTACTTTCGTCTAAGTCAGTTGGAGATGTCCTTCATGGAACGCTACGAGAGACTCAAGGAAATCATCAAGGCAATCAATCACCCCATGATCAAGATCGTCCCGGCCTATCGAGGTACGGCCAAGGACGCAGACAAGTATCATGACAAGTTTGTGGCAGAGGGTCACGAGGGCGTGGTGGTGCGCGTGGCCGAAAGTCCCTACTTGCTCAATAAGAGGTCGTCCCAGTGCATCAAGTACAAGAAGATGATGACCGAGGAGTTTGAAATCGTGGGCGCTGAGGAGGCGGAAGGCAAAGACCGCGGGACACCCGTCTGGATCTGCGAAACCAAGGACGGCGACACGTTCAAGGCTCGACCCAAGGGAACCATGGAGAGCCGAAGGGATCTGTGGAAGAACCGAGGCAAGTTGATGGGTGAGATGCTCACCGTTCAATTTCAGGGACTCACCCAAGACGGCGTCCCTCGCTTCCCCGTGGCACTCGCCGTAAGAAATTATGAGTAATAATAATATAATGGTTTCACCAGAACAATTACATAGTCTCAGATTGTCACGACCAAATCTCATGTTGATTCACGTAGGTTCGCAGAAGCATTTTCAGAATTGTAGGCTTCCGAATTCGATCAACTTTCCCATGGCCGAGTTTGATCGCATCAATGCAATTCTTGCCGGCGAAAATGACCCCCAGAGAATTCAAAAGAGGTCCTACGAGGAAAAGGTTCTTAGGGAGCGCTCCGATCGCCTGTTGCTGGCACGGGGCAGGGTGATCACCGCCACGGACGACGCCAACAGTGCTCGGATAGCAGAGAACAGTGCGAGAATTGCTTTTGAACAAGTGAGACCGTTGAGGAACATCGAGCCCATGGAGTTTGCCGAGAAGTCCAAGAAATTTGAAGACGCAATCAACTTGAAGATCAACAAAGAGACTGACTTGGAGAGGGCGTTCCGGATGTATGACGCCGAGGTCGCAAGACAGAATGAGCCCATTGTGATGCCTACGACAAAACCGGATACGCCAAGTGAACCACCGAAAGAAGTCAAAAAGGTCACATACATGGATGTCGAAAAACGAGGCGAGGGACTTTTTTCTGGCACGGGACGAACGTTTCCGGGTTTTGACCAGGCCATCGTGCTCTACGGAAACAACAAAGAGTCGTTGGTCGCCAAGATGGCCAAGGTTCACATGAACACTTATGGATTCACTAATATCTTTGTACTAGAGGACGGTCTAGAGGGCTGGAAGGAGAAGGGTCTCCCGACAGAGGGCGACTGTGATGCGATGTTAATTAGAGAATATATTAGATAGTAGAACAAATGTCGGAAATCCGTGTTGAGAAACATGGTTTCGTACGTCTTGTCGATACAATGCCCAGGGAGGATCTTGATCACGCCATCGTTCAAGCCGCCCGAGTGTCGTACGGAGAAGGCACCAAGAGCGTCCGGAGCGACCGCGGACTGATCCGCTACCTGCTCCGCCACGCCCACACGACACCCTTTGAGATGGTGGACTTCAAGTTTCACATTAAGATGCCAATCTTTCTGGCTCGGCAACACATGCGTCACCGGACCGCCAGTATCAACGAGATTTCCGGAAGGTACTCGCAGCTTCCCGAGGAGTTTCACGTTCCAGCCGAGTTCCGTGGACAGTCCAAGGTGAACCATCAGGGGTCTGAGGGCGTTCTGGACAGTCCCGAGTCCATGGTACTTCTAAGGGACCAGAAGGCTTCATGCGAACAGGCATTTGAAGTCTATCAGAGCTTGCTCGACCACGGGGTCGCCCGCGAGACTGCCCGAGAGCATCTGCCATTGTCTACATACACCGAGTTCTATTGGAAGATCAACTTGCATAACCTTCTTCATTATCTGCGTCTCAGGATGGACAGTCATGCCCAACCGGAGATCCAGTTGTACGCCAAGGCGATGTACGACCTGGTGAAGCCACTGATTCCAGCGGTCGCAGAGGCCTACGAGGACTACATTCTTGGTGCGATCACGCTTTCTAAAGTGGACCTCGCGAAAATAAAGCAAAATCTTCTTGATGGGAAACATGAACCCTATCCTTCACCGAGTGAGGAACAAGAGTTTTCAGCGAAGCTCCGTGCTCTTGGGGTCGTCTAGACTTGTTCGGTGGCTTGTATTTCTCGCCAGCCTCGAGACTCCGTGGTTCATAGTTCTTGAGAGGAGGGAGTGAGATATTAACATGCGACTTTTTCGCAATATTCTTGAGTTTTTCAAGATCTTCTTCATTCGAAGATGATACAATTCTTTGTATTAGTTCCCAATCTTCTTCGCTAATTTCAGCTCCACCTATCTCGCTCTCTTTGAACCCAAATTCTAGATAAACTTTCACCCGTTCATCCAGAGTTTTGCCTTCGACTCTATTTAGTATTTCTTGATATTGTTTGTTTGTTAGTACATGGTTCTTACATAGAGGCATTCCACACCCCTCCATGGGACACGGCGGATAATAACGACGAGTTGTCTTGCAACACAATACGTGACAAAATTCATCATCTTCGTTTATTCTTACACTGGACACGTCGACAATTCTTCTTTTGCAGACTACACATTCGACTTTGGGGACTAGGCGCTGTAGACATTGATTATGTACATCGTGTCCGCACCGCGTGGATACTTTACAAACAAAGGTAATTTCCTCGCCGCAGATGTGACACTCAGACATCTTTCTAAAAACTTAGTATATTTATTCTTTAACGTTTCATCACGTGACCACACATCCTGCATGTAATGAAGATGGTCATGGGCTCGTCGGCGCTCCTGGTCTGCTTTTCTATGTAGTGGGTCTTCATAGATTTGCACTTGCCACACTTGAACATGCCGTCGTCATATTCTTCTGGCTTCTTCTCCTTGACCTCGACCTTGGGCTCGCTATACCAGAGATCCCACATTTCCTTGGTGTCAAAGGTATTGGGCTTGAGTTCGCCGGACTTGATTCTATCCAAAAATCGCGACTTGTCGTTGTTGCGAATTGCGTAGACCAAAGAACGCATTCTGCTTGTGTAGAGTGATCTGAATGCAGGATTTTTCCAATTGGCTCGCCTTTCGTCTTCACTTGGAATGATGGTAATGTTCTTGAATGGCTTTGGCGTTTCGATCATATAGTCTCCCAAGTTTGAAGACATGTGTTCGGAGAGTTTGGCGTGTTCCGCCTTGAGTTCTTCGTTGACGTGTTTCTTCACCAGAAACGATGTTCGTTCCGTTCTTTTCCAACACTCTGGTGAGTTGATGAAGATGTCCCGCTGGATCTGCACGAGTTGTCCGAAGACGCTCTTGCGAACCTCTGTCAGTCGTTCTTTGATCTTTTCCAGCTTTGTTGTATGGCGCTTGTTCAAAATATGGAGAAGGCGTTTGAGAATGCGCTTCTTCTTGGATACGTTGGGAAGAGGGAGATACTCGTCCTTCGTGCCAATAAAAATTTTTGGATTGTATGCAAGCCTGGGAATAAAATAGACTTCGAGTCTTTTGGTGATGCGCGAGATTCCTTTCATCTCATTTTCAATGTTGTCTATGTCCCTCTTGACAGCCTCGTGAAACCTCTTCAGTCTAGCCTGATCGAGTAGGCGTTTGGATACTTTTTTGATCGGAGGCACAAATGTCTCGCCGATCATCTGATTCTTGATGTCGAGAAGACGTTCCTGTTTGAGCACCAGGGGTGTCTTGACCTTGACCAGTCCGTTATCCGCGTGGGCGAAACGGTAGTTGCACTTGGCAAGATAGTCCGTCCACAATTTCGAGGTACATTTTTGAATCTCTTTTTGGTTGCGTTCTGTATATTGTGATGTCAGTTCTTTGATGCTCCAGTTCTTGGCTCCCTTGGAAAGATGGACCGCAAGAGTGTTGGCCTTGGTGTCGCTCACCAGACCAGAGGAGATGAGTGCGCTGGTGGCGAGAGCAATTGCTTTCTGCTCCATTTTTGTAATTACCTAATCGGGTATTGTTTTTCTTCCTGAATAATTATTTCAACTTCTTCACTTGTAGGGTTTGGGCGTTCCTAGTTCGTTTGACTTCATTGGGATCCTGACCGGGCTTGGTGGCTCCTCCGGCCTTTTTGTATGTCTTCTGGTGGAGATTCCAAAACTGAGATGAGCCGACCCTAAAGTTCGTGTGGATCTTGGCCTTGTACCAGAAGACACAGTCCTCAATCCGATTGGACTTGCTGGTGTTGTCCAGAACCAGAACTTCGTAATTCTCCGTACACGCAGTCATCACCTGATTGAACATGTCAAAGTTGGGAAAGATTCCAAAGAAGGACTTGTACAACTTTTCGCGATTCTGGATGACGTTCTCGCGGGCGATGAATACGTAGTCCACGTTGGCGCGGAGGTCGGGACTCAGGTCCATACAGTACTGCATTGTCAGCATGAAAAATATCTTCCAGTGGCGTCCGTTCATGAAACACTGGCGGATGCACGCGTCCTTGAGGAACTTGCGGTCGTACATACAGTCGTCCATGAGGATGAATGCACCAATGTCCCGCGAAGTCAGCTCCGTCTTTCCCGGCGGAGGCTTGAGGTTCACCATCTTTCGCTGCCTGTCAATCACCCTCTCGATAATGTCCTTGTCATATTCCCCATAGATGAACAGGTCCGGAATGAACTGCTGATACCAGTGATTGCCCTCTTCGGTCGCAGACATAACTACGCCTGCTGGGAGATGCTTTTTGTGATATAGGATATCTGTCACCAACGTCGATTTTCCTGTCCCGCGCTTTCCAATGAACACACAGACTTTGTCGTCACCCATTGAAGCGGGATTGAATTTTTTGAGCTGAACATTCATATCTACTAGTCTACACGTATTTTTTGAAATCTTTTTTTAACACATCATATTAGAATGCGGCTTGCCGTCACAGGATACCAAGATACTTTTCTAACCGGAGATCCACAAAAAAGTTTCTATCAAAAAGTTTTTACAAAGCGATCCGGGTACACGACCGAGAACCTACGCCTGGCATTTGACTCGGATATTCGTTTTGGAGGAACATCACGATGTACTATAGATAATGATACATGTGATATCATCACCAGTTTCGTTCTAAACTTCACATTCCTAGAATCACAAACAGTTCCACAGGATGCGGGGCATGTTTTTGTAGAAAGAGCCGACCTGTTAGTTGGTGGACAGACTATTGTGAGTTTGACGGGTGAATACATGGCTGTAATATCGGACCTTACGGACACACAGCGAACACGAAATAGCAATGACTCTATTCTTAAACGTACGGTGACGCCAACAAGTTATGGTACAACTACTATTAGTAATCAATTTCTAGTAGAGATTCCTTTTTTTGGAAAAGGTTACGAAAACGCATTCCCCCTTCTTGCACTTAATAGACACACTATAGAGGTAAATCTAACACTGAGAACACAAGCCGAAATTGGAATAGCTGCAATCCCAAGTGTCGTATTGGACATACAGGCTATATATTTAAACGAAGAACACAGACAGTTCTTCCTTGGCAAACAACTGGATTATATTATAAAACAAACACAACTCGCCAGAGTCACTTTGGGCAATCTCAATCAAATCCGTTTTAAAACACCATTCGAAAATCCCATCCAAGAGTTCATTCTGGTCGTACAAAATGATTCTGGAACCAAAGGTGTTTTTGATTACAGTTCGGCGGTTAATCCCGCAAACTACTCGAGTTATTCCAATGACCAGGTTACACGATGGCGGTTGTTCTTGAACGG